GGCGGCGATACGGGTGAAGACCAAGCCGAAGGGGAAGAGCCTAGCCGTTTTCTTTGGCGCCCATGTGGCTAGATTGAGCATGATAAGAAGATCTGCTACCGGCGCATATATACCATGTCCTGGGGTAAGCAACATATGCCACTTATACCCTAAACGGAAATATAAATCAGTTGCCGAGGATAATGATAACATTATCTACTTGACGGCTGATGAGCATACAAGATTCGATTATCTATTAGATACGATGGATTTCAGCCGGCTCTTGGACGAGTTTGGCAACGTATGGCTGTTGGCAGCCAGAAGGATGAGGGATCTCGCACCTAGAGTCGAGGAGGATGGTAAATTAAAAACCAGATTATTATCATGGACAGAAGAAAACGAAACATACTTATAGTTCTTGGATACGAGGCTATAAGTGATACGATATATAGAAAAGACTCGGTCATGGAAGTCATAAGTGACCAAGAGCCAATAGAGGATATGATATCTCGTTTAGAGAACAGGCATCATATAAATATAACGATGGTAAGTGATAGCAAGGTAGTTCTAGAGGATAGATCTGGGTTAATTATGAATATGCTTTCTGCGTGGCGATCATCATTACCAATATTAAGATCATATCATACAGATCCTAAATTTACCGCTTTCTTTGGCATATTAGACGTTTTGTCAACGATCCCAAAGAAAGATATAGCTGAGGAGGAAAAGCCTGCCGAAGAGCCTAAAAACGAGCCTAAGGAGGAGATGGAAGTTGAGTATGATCTGGAGACAGAGCAACAGTATTATGCCGCTGAATGGATAAAGGATATCCCGACACCGGTGTTATATAGAATGACTGTCGCCGGCAAACGTGTGTATTATGAGATGGATGTTGATGGGTATCCTATCATATACGATGGAGCCACTAACAATATCGCCAATGGGTATTGTGATACGTCTGGCGCCTTGGAGAAGTGGAAGAATGAGATGAGACTCAAAGGGAAGGATCCTGATGAGTACGCTAACTACAGGGCTGACTTAGGTACTATCATGCATTATCTATTTGGGTTGTATCTGACCGGGGTTAAGATAAAGCTGATCCCGACATGGATCAGGAAGGTGGTCAAGGAAGCCAAGCTAAGAATAGACAAGTATAGGATGGAGCGGATATTAGTGGATAACATTGATGAGCTGATAGAGGATCTAATATCATTTGCCATATTCTGCAAGGAAAGACATGTAAAACCTGTATTGATCGAGAAGATGTTGAGGTCAAGCAGGTTAAAGGTAGCTTCTTCGGTGGACGCAGTGGTGGAGATGGATAGCGAGCCGGAGATGGTGGAGATAGAGGTCGAGACAGGAGAGTTCTATAAGACGGGAGCCAAGAAAGGTCAGCCTAAGACGGAGAAAAAGAAGATAAAGAGATGCAGGAGGATATTCGCTATATTGGACTTCAAATCAAACAGGAAAGGCAATTTCTATGACGAGTACGCTTTCCAGCTTGAGCTATATAGAAGAATGATACTGGAGAATTACGGAAAGATATTGGAGATAGAGGAGATATATAACTTCGCTCCGGGTGATCCTACCGCTAAGACAAGTCAATATAAGTTGAAGAGACAGACTGACAACCCTATATTGAATATGGCTACCGTAGTATATCTTCAAGGTAAGTATAAGTTTGAGAAAACCAATTATACGGTTACGTCAAGGATCGGGTCTTTAGATATAGAGGGTGATTTTGAGTTGAATGGTTTGATAAGAAAAGAGTCGCTGAGAGATTATATATATAGAGTGATGAGTGAGAGGAGAGGATGATGGGATTTAGGGAGTTCAATAAGAGCGTTTATCGGTATGAGCTGGATCATAGCAAACCAAGGATGAAGCTGACGTGCCCGCAATGCGGCAAGGATAAGTGTTTTACGCCGTACGTGGACGTAACCACCGGTCAGATCGTTGGAGAGCAGTTTGGGGTGTGTGATCATAAAAATAAATGTGGTTACTTTAAATATCCAACAGGGAGCGAACTTGGGAACAATGATCTTTTTACCGATTCAAACAAAGTATTAAGGAGGTACAGATCTCCCGTGGATCCGGATATAGCCAACTGCATTCCGGTAAGCAAGATGTTTGAGACGCTTAATCCTTTCGAGACATCCGATCTTCAGGATTATCTATCCAATATCTTCGGATCGTATCATACCAATAGGGCATTTAGCTTGTATAAGGTGGGGATGATGAGATTCGGGGACTGGGGTAAGTGCTGTGTGTTCTGGCAACTGGATAAGAATTGGGTAGTGCGGACCGGAAAGATAATGGACTACGGGCCTGACGGGAAGAGGGTAAAGGTTCCCATGGATCACGTATGTTGGGTGCATATACTGGACGGTCAGGATTACCTGCTTAGGCAATGCCTGTTCGGGGAGTTTCTTATCAACTTCTATCCCAATGACGCTCCGGTGTATATAGTAGAGTCAGAGAAGACGGCTGTTATCTGCAACATTGTGTACCCTAGTAGGTTGTTTATGGCCTGTGGCGGTATCCATATGTTGAAGAGGGAGATGATAGAGACATTGGGTAGGAGGCGGATAGTCCTGTACCCGGATAAGGGCGACGCTTTCAACGAATGGAGAAAGAAGGTAGACAAGGATATGAGGGGGATGAATATAGAGATAAGTAATTTTCTAGAATCAAAACCCAATATAAATGAGGGAATGGATATAGCGGATTATTTTATTATTAAACAAATTTACAATGGCAAAGGTAGTTAACAATTACAAGAAATTCAAGGTGCTTGAAATAACAAGACAGGAGATGATGGATAAGCTCACCAGATATGGGTGCTTAGGTATTTGCGATATGTGTAACAGACCTACGTCCGTGGGCTATTATGTAGCGGTAATCAATCAATGGATGTGCGAGGACTGTTATAATGATTTCATCAAATCGGTTGACAGGTATGAGGAGGATATGAGAATAGAGAACAGAAATTTTGATAGATTCTGCAATCTATTTAATGTTGAGATAGAAGAAAAGGTATGAAAGAACTGTCTTTAGCCCAGAAAGCTATGTTAAACGGATCCGTATGCCCGTATTGCAAAAACCCATCCACTATGATAAATACGGTGGAGGGGAAGCAAGTTGGGTGCGAGAAGTGTGGGGCTTGGATGAGATCCGATCCTTTTGGGAAACCGATGGGGAGGCTGGCTAAGCCGGATCTTCTTAGGAGTATGGATATGGTAATGACTGAGATTAATATATTTGCGTATAGGACAAAACGGGATGTACAGGATATTTACAAAAGCCTATCTGGTGAATTGGATATACCAATAGAACATGTATCCCCATATAAGATGTCTTTGCCATCACTACTTAATACCATGAGATATATTGAAAAGTATGGCGATAATCATATACGGATATATGATAGAACCATGGTAAAGAAGGCTTGCCCTAGGCACGGAGCGGTGGCGATCGGGAGCAACGCCTGCCACGGGTGCCCGGAGTTCCTGTTCCATGTGGTAAACAACACGACCGATACGGTGGTGTGTGATATGGATATGAGCTATGGCGACTGTATAAAGAAGAGAAATAATAAATTTGGTAGATAATATTAATTATATAAAAGATGAAGGTAATTTTTATTCATAAGCCTACTGGATATTATGTAGGAGGGTCGATGTTCGACAAGTCTTATTGCAAGGATAAGATGATAGAGAAAGGAATAAGTAAGGATCGAGCCGAGAAGTTAAGTGATATAATAGGCCCATACGCATGCATATGGGAGGTGGAGAACGGAGATGACCCTTATGAGAGTATGAGATCTAGGCTAAAGGATAAAGCTTCATATCTGGATGGAGAGGATCTTATCATGGAGAATTATGATGATGAGGAGGACGAAGAGGATGGGGAGATCGACTGAATATTACAGAACACATCCGGAAGCCAGAAAGAAGAAGGCTGAGACGGATAAGAAGATCAACGCCAGACCTGAGCAGAAAGCCAAGAGACGGGAGTTGGGTCGTAAGAACTACAAGACCGATAAGTTGAAGGGAAAGGCTTATCGGAAGGGGAAGGACCTATGCCATACAGCTAAGGGGTTAAGATATAAATCAAGATCAGCTAACAGAGGATCTAAATCCGATACGGCTGGCGATAGAAACGCAAGAGGATGAGTGAGGATAGGATATGGAGGTCATCCAAGGAGATTATCATGGATGCCTATGAGAGAATAAGAAAGTATCAGTCGGGAGAGCTTCTCCCGGCTCGTACTGGATACGCTTATCTTGACAAGGCGTTGCTGGGAGGGTTCTACCCACAACATGCGGTGGCTATCGGCGCCAGGCCCGGAGTCGGCAAGTCTTATTTGGCGCAGAAGATCATGAGCAATGTGATGAATGTCAATATCAATCCACAGGCAGATGATTATGTATGGTTAAGATGTGAGTTTGAGATGAACCCAGAAGATTTGATGTTGCGTTCACTATCAAGAAAAATGGGAAAGGATATACAAGATATTCTCCTTAACGAGATGTCTGATGAAGAGATAAAGGAAATGCAGAAATGTCTTAAGGAGGAAAACTCCAGCAGAATAACATACATCCCTAAACCATCAACCGTAGATGAGCTTCAAAACTTTCTATGGAATGAGTATATGCCAATAAACAAGGATAAGAAAATGGTATTCGTGTCTATAGATCATACGGCCCTGATACAAGGTTCAGGAGATGCCAAAAGAAATATCGACTCGTTGATAACCATGTGTAATATAGCTAAAAGGACTTTTCCTAATATTTTCTTTCTTATAATATCCCAACTCAATCGTGATATCGAAGGACGACGGGATCCAAAAGATCATATGCCAAAGCAATCTGATTTTTATCAATCAGATACATTGGGGCAGTTATGTACGGCTATGGTAGCGTTAAATATCCCGAAGAGATACGGGTACTCCTCATACATGCAATTCCCGCAAGGATGGTATCCTAATCTGGAACGTTTTAAAAGTGAATCAAGGCGATCTTTCCGTGTGGATGGATTATTATTCCATCATATCGTAAAGGTCCGTCAACGGTCATTAGAGGAGATTGATGCGATACATGTAGATATCATGAAAGGATATGAGCGATATTATCCTGATGGAGGGGTGGTGCGCCAAGAAAGACCGGGAGGTTCGGATGCCCCTATGGGTAGCGGCAAGCCGGACACGACTGTGGTGACGCTGCCGCCCCCGCCTCCCAGTATCCCGTTGGAGCAACAATATATACCGCCTAGTGATGATTTCAATATAGTGCATGACGAAACACCTTATTGACATGAGATTGAGACATAATTACCTGCTTGTAGTGATAAAGGTGCTGGAAATGTTCTTGAAGACCGTATTGTCGGTTGAGGATAAGATGGGGATAAAGGAAATTATATCCTCGTTAAAGGAAATGGCTAAATACAGCATCAGATATATCATAAATCGGGAACGGGAAAAGGAGATCATGAGTATCTGTGATGAAGTATCCAATAAAGTACAGGAGTATAAAAGGATAAATGACAACTCAATGATATTGGAATTGGAGAACCTAAAAAGGGAAGTTGTGGCGGTGGAGGATCTTCTTAGCTCATACAAGGGGGTTCTTGACGCCGAACTGGTGATAGCCGAGGATGATATCAGAATCATACGGGACAAGATCGCTATAAGCCTGAGGGAGGACAGAACATGTAAGAGCATGACTGATGCTGATAAAAGGGCTAGGGTGGACGTAAGATACGAGAGGGCGTTAGAGGATTATCGAATCCTTCTAAGATGCGCCAATACGGTTAGGGCTAAGATGTCGGTTGTAGGGCATCTTAACCAATCTATAAATCAATCTATATCAGTTGGTAGAGTTGGTATGGCCAATGAATCTTATACGGTAAAACAGTATGAAAAAGGGAAAGAGATTATCGAAAGCAGACGCCCTTAGGGTGTTGAGAAGGGCTTACAATCTAATAAAGAATGATAATTATGCATTTATGTGCATAGCAATAGAAAAGGCAGCGGTTGAATTATCACTTGCTGAAAGATCATGTGTGGCGTGTTATCTTATACCAGAACTGAAGATGTTCAAACCTGTAAACAGAAAAAATGGAGATTTTTGGTTTCATTCATCAAAGAAAAACATAAGGTTACATATAATAGATACGCTAATAGATATATATAACGGAAATGATCATCCCGATATAGTCGAGAGGGTAGCCAGAAAGATAAGGTCAATATTTTAACTCATTAGTTTATGTATATAAATTTTGAACAGATGATGACATCAGGATTAACGATGTCTGATGTCGGGTATCTTTTGATGATCCGGCAGAAAGAGGAGATGGCTAGCGTCATTCCAAAGGAGAAAATAGATAGTTATAAAGCATCTGGTTATATCGAGCTTCAGAAGAATGGGAAGTGGAAGATAACGCCAAGGGGAGGGTCGCTGCTGATGCTGATAGAGACACCCGGCCTGACACCGGAGGTCGAGGGGATCCGGGACCGTATCGTTGAGGTATATAACGATATGGGTAAGGATACAGGAGCTATCAAGGAGGTAGAGAAACGGCTCGTATGGTTCGTGGCTAATACCAACTTCAAGGAAGAACCTATAGTAAGAGCCGTAATATCCCACATAGATCTTAAACGTGAGTATACGATGAGATTGGATAACTTGATCTGGAAACCATCAAATGTGTATAGCGTGCATATGAGTTTATCGGAATCAACGTTATTCGATACGATCATAAAAATGTATGGCATGACGTCTGACTTGTATCTTAGGGAGAACAAGAACAAGGAGCTGGCATGGTTGTTCGCCATAAGCCGGCTCCCGGATCCTCCCAAGAAAATGGATAAGGAATACGCTATCACAGGCGATGTTAAGATGGATATCGAAAGGATATCAGATATAAAAAAAGAATTAGGTAGAAGATTAAAAATATCAATTTAGTATGGAAAGAAAAGAAGTTGAAAAAATAGTCAAGGAAACGATATTTGAGAAGATGGGTGAGTTTACGGGTTTTAATCATGCTGCCGAGATCAATAACGAGGATGGGCTGGCGACTGACATGGCTATGGATTCCTTTGACTACGCAGAGGTGGTGATGGAAATAGAGAAAAGGATGGGTATATCTATACCTGATGAGACACTAAACATCAAACCTTATACTAAACTTACGGTAGGGGAATTTATGGATATATTATAT